TCTACGACGAGATCGACCGCCAGCTCGACCTGGGTCTTGGTCATCTTTCGCATGCGCTTGAGGAATGTGTCTCGGTCGGCCAACGCCAGGCCTTTTATCTCATCAACGCCAAGGTCGAAGATCTCTATCGTCGAATGGTAGGTCTGCATTACAATCCAAAGTTGGAAAATGACAGGATCGGTGAATCTTCCCGCCCCGTATCGATGCAAGAGTACGTCCATCACTCGGTGGAACCGAAACGGTGCGGTTGCGTAGTCCAGGTGCCTGAGATCATCCGAGTCGGCGCCTAGCTTTCGTAGCTCGTCGATCATCACCGTCCTGGTAGCTCCGTCGACGATGTATTCCGCGTAGTCAAGTCTTGGCACGCTATCCTCCGTACTCAGTGTCGCCAATGTGGACGACGGCAAGTTCGCGGTCTCCAATTCGTACGTCGTATGCCTGGTCCCCGATCCAGATGGCCGGATCGAACCCTGCGGCCGGATGCACCGCTCCGGTCGTCCGTAGCGTCAGCGTCGCGTTCTGGGCATGCAGATGCGAGAGCGCCTCGTACATGTGCTGGAACACCGGGTCGGTCCACAGGTAGGGCTCAGCGTTGTCGCCGCTCACGTCGAAGTCGAAGGCCGTGCCGTCGTCCAGGGCCAGATGGATGCTCCCGCCCGTCTCGAACGCCGTGCTTAAGTCAGCCCGCGTGTTGTCGTTGGCCCCATCGCTGATGCCCAAGATCAACTGATACTGCGGGACTCGCCCGATGCTCCGAAGGGCAATCTCGTCCAGGTACCGACGTGTTCCGGTCGGAGCGAACACGTCGTGGAGCCGTACCTCCGGCTCTGGGGCCCACACCCCACCGGTGCCCGTACCTCCGCCGTAGTCAACGGCTCGCAGGCGAATCGTCTGTGCGTTCGGGTCATCCGGGACCGGATGCTCGGTGTTGAGCGGCTCATGGGCACCGTCCACCGCCGCGTCCCGCAGGACGAGCTGATGCAGGTTATTCGTGCCCTGGATCAGCGCGAAGAAGTCGTCGAAGTTGGCCGGCAGCTCGTAGACGTACGGCTCGTTGCGCTGCGCCCCGTTCGTGTTGAACGTGTAGATGTGGTTCTGGCCGGTCAACAGGATCGTGACCGAGCCGTTCGTCTCGAACCTGTCCGTCAGGTCGGCCCGCTGCTCGCCACCAGAGCCGTCATCGAAGCGAAGCTCCACCTCGCGGAGATCAGACGACGACCAGAACACGACCTCCGTCAGCCGGCGGGTCGTACCGCCGTCCACCAACGCGCTGTCGATGGTGACCGGCGTATCGAACGTCAGTATCTTGGCCGGGCCTGACACCTCATAGCTCGTGCCGGAGCCTAGCGCGATCTCCTGATGCGCCATTAGCTACTTGGCCTCGGGATCAGGTACGCGGTGTTCGGGTCCTTCGTGGTGAGGGCGTCGTATGCGGTCTGCGTCGTGACGACGAACGCCAGGCCGAAGTCCAGGGCGGTCCCGGCGGCGTTGGCCTTCACCGTGCGGTTGCCTCCGGGCGCAGTCGGGGCGGGCGGGAACCGGGTCCCCAGGGCCGCTCTGACGACTGTGCTCGGGCTCGTGAGGCCGAACCTCCGCTCGTGCTCTATCACACCCACCAGCTTGTCGTTGTCGCCGCCGTCAGCGGCGATATCCGGCAGCCGTGGATCGGCCCCACCCAGATCGCGCCGGGTGAGCGTGATCTTGAGGGGAACGACAGTGGCGCTCTCGCCGCTGTCGAACGTGTCGGAGGCCAGGCGACGAACATCCACCGTGAAGTACATGGCCGTCGGAGCGTCCAGCCGGAACTCCTGCGTCGTGATCCGGTGCGTCCCGGCACCCACGTTCTGGTCCGTCAGGGTGGCGTTCTCCGTGGCTGTGGTGCCGTCGTCGAATATGAATCGCACGCGGACGGCCGGATCAGTGACGGTGCCGACGATGTCCAGCCGGTACTCCAGCTCAGCCGTGTAGTAGCCGTGCGGGAGCGTGACTCTGGTCGGGTCGTCATCTGGACCGCCCGTGGACAGGGCAGCGGCCAACAGGAAACTTCCCTCAGACGCCGCGGGATATATCTGCCGAGCCCACTCGCTCACATCTGTTACAGGACGGTCCCCATCGGTTGACTGAATCTTGAGTCGGACAAACGTTTCGGCCGTGCCGTGGGTAGCGGCGGGTTCGTTTGGCACGCCAGAGTACGGAACGATTTCTAGAATGGTGAGCGGCGGCAGATCGGCGTGACCGTCCACCTCGATGACGACGCGCTGGGTGTCGGGGTCGTCGACGACTCGGACGCCCTGCCCGCCCTCGATGACCTGGGCCGCGCTGTCGTAGGCCGCCTCCTCGGTCATCTCACCACCGAACACGCTGGTCCCGACATGCCCGGCGTTGTCGCTCTGCTGGACGTACAGACGGTCGATTCCGTGGTCGCTGGTGAACGGCACCGGCGTCACATAGAACTTGTGGGTGCTGTTGGCCCCGACGTACAGCCAGGTGTTGAGGCTCAGGAACTGATCGTCACGGTCCACGAAGTGCTCGCGGAGCCGATACTGCGGAGCTTCGCCGGCCACCGGAATCCGGGCGTACACATCGTGGCCCGCGAACACCGAACCGCCCAGGTTGACCTGGTTCCAGGTCTCGGCCGCCAACTGCGTGACCGACAGATTGCCGTTGGTGTTTGCCAGAAGGGCCGCGTCACTGACCGCCGTCACATCGGCGTAGGCCGGACGCTTCGGCGCTGCCAAGTCCTGCGTCAGTTGCGACAGGATGGCCAGCTGGCGCACGAGGTCGCCCGTTGAGACGGCGTCGATCAGTGTCTTGAGCTGGACCAGCCAGTCCTCGACCGAGTTCGCCCCGTCGAGGATTTCCGCCGACGCCATGATGTCCTCGGCCAGCGCCAGCGCGATGTCGCCCCGTCGTCGGACCGTGCCGACGTGGCCGGTCTGGATTTCGGTGTCGGTCGTGAGGTTCGGCATCAGGTGATCTCCCAGGTGGTGTCGTTCAGTTCAGCGCCACTGAGCGCCAGGATGGCCTTCACGACGTAGATCTTGAAGGCGGCTCCGCCAATCGTTCGATCCACTGCCGCCGCCCAGCTGTTCAAGGATGACAAGCCACCGCTCAGGAAGTCCATGGGCTGCGCCAGGTTCGCGGGCACCGCCAGGTAGTTGATGTAGGTCTTTCCGTCTCCCTCGGGGACGCCCGTGTTGGCCCATCGGCCCGCCGCCGTGGTGCCCGTGGCGATGTCGTCCGTGCTGAAGTCGATATCGCTGGCACCTTCGTCGTGCTCGATGTACCCGAAGTGCACCTGCGCCATTCCGGCCACGGCGCTCACGACATAGTCCTGGTGCGTCGTCGGCGCGTCCGTTCTGGGCGTCTGCCCTTCACCATAGACCTCCAGACGAATGGTGTACTTGTCGCCCGCGTTCGTCAGCGCGATGTTGGCGGGCAACGTGAAGGAGCCGGAGTCGTGAGCGAAATCCGCTTGTAGCAAGGTGGCCAGCACCGCAGGCGTGGACGGGTTGGCTACCGGAGCGCCTGCGAACCCGATGATGCGTACGGCAGCCGCTGCCGTAGCCCTGGCGATCTGCGTCGAGAACGTGAACCTACGACCGCCAATGTCGGTTCCTGGCGTCACATGCTGCGTCCCTGTCACCTCGAACCGGGTGATGGATGGCAGAGCGTTCGCCTGTACGCCGCCCCAACGCGCAAAACGCACGATCGTGTCTTCAACGCGTGTCAGGTTCGTCCCTGTCCGAACGTTCAGCTTGACCCGCTGCTCCCGTGCTAGCCAGAAGAGACCGGATACTAGCCTGAGTCCACCTGCCAGCAGTAGCATCGTGAACGGGTCGTCGAGGTCGTTATCGTCCTCGTCCCGGAAGTGCCAGATCGCCGCCTGTCCATTGGTGCCGACCGCCACGTTGGTGAATATCTCCACAAAGTAGAGGCCTGCCGCCAGGCGGATGAGGTTGTTAGTCGCATCGACCTCTCGGATGATCTGGGCTACACCCTCTCCAAGATTGACCTCCGGCACCGCACCGGCGGCGATCTCCATATCCGCTCTTGCGCCCGCGCTCAGCGTCGTTGTCCGGTCGGCGAATGTGAAGCTCTCAAGGCGGCTCTGCACGGCTGCGGCCACACCGGCGTAGGCGTAGAAGCCCTCTATGAACGTGATGGGAAGCACGTCCTGGGCCTGCTGGTCGCTGGCGTGGACAAAGACGTAGACCTTGTCGCGGGCCTCGTTCGTGAGCACGAACGGGCCGCGCTCATTCGCTCGGAATCCCCACACGGCAACAACGTCGCGGCGGAGCAGCTCAACTTTCTCAGCCTGCGTCAGACCACCGTCGGCACTACCGTCTGTAAAGTCAGCAGCTTTGAACTGAGCGGCATTCTGGGCGACGGTATCTGAGGTGGTGTCGACGTTGGACACCTTCGAGACGACTCGAACCCCGCCGCCGAGGTCTTCTCGGATCAGCGTCCCATCCGCGCCCGAGGACTGAACCAAAGGTATTGCTCCGGTGTGCGTAGCATTGGCCCACAGGTCCTCAAATATCGCCGCCCCATGAGGCGCGAGTTTCACGACGGGCAACGGCGGGGCCACGCTGATGCGGGAGAAGTTGCCCGTTACGGCGCGGTCCAGATCGTCCTGATTATCGATTCCATTAGGGCTCCCAGCATCGCGGTAGTCGTCTTGCGTCACGCCAACCGGCACTCGGCCGTACATCTGGAACTCGCCGCCAATCGGCAGGGGCGACGCCAGCGAGTACTCGACGATCGATTCTCTGTCTTGCCGGTCTCCGTTCGTACTTGTCCTCTCGCCCAGCAACCGCAGCTCCGACCCCCACTTCTTCGGGTACGGCGTTATCGGACTGACTCGGCGCAACCCCGTCTGTCCGGCTTCGACATCGCCGAACATCACCTCGACCGGGTTCTCTCCGCCGGCCCGGGTGAGTGTGAATCCCCCATCGCCCGGCGTTACGCCCGTGAAGGCGTCCGGGTTGTTGACCGCGTGCCCGATGCGTCGCCAGTAGGTCGTCCAGTCGGTTCCGACACCCGGCTCTGTGGCAGCAGCGGTGTTCGCCCTGACGGCCAAGATGCACAGATACGACGCGTCGTCCGTGTAGGCCAGGTCGCGCACCGCGTATGCGTTCGCCGCCGCCCACGCGCCCCGGTCCTTGATCGGGTTTGCTGCGTTGATCAGCGACTCAACGCCCTGCTGATTGAGGAACCCCGCGATCGCAGCGTTCAGCTCGGGCGTGTAGACAATGCTGTCCGGCAGCTTGCTGGACGGCCACCGGCTCGTGTTGCCCTCAAGCGCCAGGGCGGCGACCAGCGTGGTCACCCGGCCGTCCACAGCCGTCTGGTTCAGGAAGTCTGCGAGGTCGCTGTCCTGCACGACGTCGGCCGGCAGCTTGCTGTATGGCCACCTGTCGGTATTGCCGATGAGCGCGAGCGCGTTCGTCAGCGTTCTGACACGGGCGTCCGCTTCGTCCTGGTCGAGGAAGCCCGTCAGGTCTCCGGCCTTGGCCACGTCGGTCGGCAGCTTGGCGTACGGCCACCGTCCGTCGTCTGAGACCAAGGCCAGCGTGTTGACCAGCGCGGCGATTCGCGCGTCGACCGCGGCCCGATTCAGCCCGCCGCCAGCGGCCTGCCGCAGAATCTCCGGCACGCTGATCGTCACCGTGGTGCCGTCGTCGATGTCGAGCGTCAGCTCGGTGCCGGCGTCGTTGAAACTGCCGCCGTCCACCACGCCATCGGCCATGCCGCCGGTCCCGGCTGGCACGGTGATCTGGGCCGTGGTGCCATCGTTCTGCGTGAACGTGATGACGCGGCCGCTGATGCTGGCACCTGTCAGCAGATCGTTGACCTCGGCGGCCGTCAGGCCCAGCAGCGTGCGGATCGCCGACGCCGTTAGCTCCGCGTCCCGCATGATCGAGTCGGGGATTTGCGCGTCGGCGATGGTCAATCCCGCGATGCTGCCGGTGTACGCCGCGATCAGCCGGTTGACCTCGGCCTCGTCCACACCTTCGGGGCCGTCGGCAGTGATCGCGCCGCCCGTGCGGGTGAACACGACATACCAGGTGCCGTTCAGGTCGTACTGGCCCGTGTCCGAATTGCCCGAGCGCCCGGTGTCATCCGCGGACAGCTCGAAGCGGTAGCCGCGGTCGGACGCCGCTTGATCGATGACGATGAGCTTGCCGACCAGCCGAATCGTCGTCGAGACGTTGTCTTCGCGCATGTACTGCGTGGTCGAGCGGGCGACTTCGACGGGCGTCGTTTCGTCCGTGACGATGCGAAATACGGGCGACGCCCGCTCGACATCTCCGGTCGCGGTCGCGACCAGGTCAACGTCGTAGATGCCCGGCGCCATCGAGAAGACGTTGTCGCTGGTCTGGCCAACGCTGCTGATGATCTCGAAGTCGTCCGCCTCGGTTGAGAGCGCGCCCGGATAGAGCTTCGTGCGGGCCGGGTTGGCCTTCGTGGGCGATGACCAGCCGGAGCGGTTGACGTTCGTGATGGCCGCGAAGTTGATCCGCTCGACTCGGGCGACGTTCGCGCCATCGGTTCCATCGCGGCCGTCCCTGCCGGGCTGTCCTTCGACCACCGCCGTCACGTTCTCCCACCCGTCGCCGGCGGCGTTGCGGCGCTGGATCTGCGTGCCGCTCCGAATCCAGAAGAACCGATTGGCGTTGTACTCGGCCAGCCAATCGGCGTTCGCACCGGTGCCCGCGTAGGCGTCCCGCGCGGCATCGTCGGTGAAGGTGTTCTGCGGCGGGCCGAGCCCGTAGGCGCTGCTACCGCCCCGGCCGAGGGCGCCCGGGAACGGCACTACTCGGCCTCGGTGATCGCTATTGCGGCAGTGGGGCCATCCCGGTCGTACAGATCCACCCAGACTCCGTCCTCGCCCACCTCGATGGGCCAGAGGAAGAGCACGGGCGGGCCAACGGAACTCGAGCGCACGCGCGTCAAGGGCACGACGTGCCAATGGCGCGACGCTGGCAGTGCGTCGGCCGTGGCGCCTTCCACGATGCGGATGGCCTGCCCGCCCACGACCTGCAGGGTGTAGGTCGTGCCTTCCTCGAGACTGAGGGCCGACTTGATATCGACCGGCAGAGTCTCCGTCGGAGAGATGTCGCGGCCACGCGAGGCCATTTAGACCGCCTTCGCGTTGAGTTCCGCGAGCAGCGCTTCGAGCCTCGCTTTGCCGTTGGCCTTGTGCTGGGTGCCGTCGGCCAGCGTCACGATGAACCACGCGACGCCGCGGCGCTCAACGGTCGCGCCCGCAGGCAGCAGGTCCGGGTTGACGAGCGGCGGCTCGGCGTCCGACGTGTCAGTGTCCGTAGACGACTCCTGACTGTCCGTCGTCTGGTCCGCTTCGCCCCCGGTCGGCTCGCCGCCGGCGGTGCCATCTCGTGCGGGCGGTTCGGCAACCGCCGGCGACTGAGCCGACTCCGGTGACGCAGAAGGGGTTTCGGGACCCCCGGAGTCGTCGGATCCTACGACGGGCGCGTGCTCGATCCACTGGTTCTCCCAGAAGGTCCGCAGCTTGTCCCGGCGCGTAACTAGCGTCGCCGGCAACGGGTCGCCGGCCTGATAGGTGTGGCCTTCCCAGAGCACGGGCCGACGAAACACCATCGGGATAGCCGGATCGAGACGCTGGCGCCAGTAGCGGTAAGCCATGCGTGCGACCTACGCGATGTCGTGCAGGTAGCAGCCCATGTCTGCGGCGATCAACTTGTGATCCCAGGCCGATTCGGCCTCGATGCGGTCCGCCTTGCGCAGCGGAGCGCGGATCTTGCTGATCTCTATGCCGTTTTCCACGCTGCCCAGGTAGCCGGTCCACTCGAACGTATACCCGGCCGCCGGCGTGTACAGCCCGGCGCTTTGCGGGCGATACACCAGCAGCCCGTCGTTCTCGTTGATGAAGTCGACGTCGTCGGCCACGCCTTCGCGGGCCTTGTTGTAGACGCCCTCCATGACGAGGATGTCGTCCAGCTCGAACAGGGCCGCCACGGCGTCCTTCATGGCGATGGCCGGGCCGCCTGGGGTCTGGCCCCGGTCCAGTCGCGCGATGATGTCGGCGTGGTCCAGCAGCGTGTCCCAGGCATCCGGGCCCAGTGCCAGGACGTTCGGCCGCCGCCCGGTCTTGCGCTGCATGGCGCGCCGCAGCTTGCGAATGAACGGGATCGGATCCGACGCGCTGTCGCTCCACTTGCGGGTTTCGTCGTTGGCGCGGTCCGCAGCGTCGAACGCCGACGATGGCGAGGAACTGCCGTGGGCCTCGAAGGTCCACACACCAGTCTTGAAGAACGTCTCGATCATGTCCCGCTCGCGGCGAATCATGGCGGCCTCGGTCAGCCGTTGCGTGGCGTCCCGATCCTCGTTGAGCGGCGCGTCCGTGTTCGCCCGCTTCTGGTCGGCCACGTCCACATGCAGCGCCCACACTTCGCAGTTGAACGTGTCGTCGCTGTGCTTGTACGTCGTCCCAGCGCTCTCGTCGCCAGGGGCGCGCAGTTCCATGCTGTCCCGGTTGAACGTGCCAGCCGGATAGACGACGTAGGTGTTGGACTTGTCCCCCGTCGGAAGCGGCAGGAACAGCCTGTTGGCAATGAAGGCCTCGCTGTCCTGCAGAAAGGCGACGGAGATGTTGGTCAACCGGCGGTTGACGTGGCTCTCCTGGACTCCTGGCTGGACGTATGGCATGTCTACGCGCTCCTAGGTCTGCGGTGCGCTCTACGCAACCGCGAGCTGGATCTTGAACGAAAAGATTTGGCCGTCAGCCGCCGACTCCAGGGCAACGCCCAGGATCCAACTATCGTCGGCGACGGCCCCGACGTTGTTCGCGCCGGCCACCCGACCGCCGGTCGCATCGAGCACCACCAACTGACCGGCGGTGATCGCCGCCCCGGCCTTCGCCATGGCGATCCCGCCGCCTTCCAGGTCGACGATCGACACCGCCGACCCAACCTCGGGCGTGGTCTTTCCCACCCCATCCAAGGGCGTGGTGGCCGACTCGGCCACGATGCCGATGGGCGTGTCGGTGGCGGCGGCGGTGAGCACCACTTGGCCCGACGCGTTGAGTTTCACGATCTCGCCGTAGGCCCCCACGAGCGAAGCCCCGCGCGGGAGCGAGATCGTCTTGACCGCTTGGTAGGTCGTCGGCATTGCGCCCTCCTAGCCCTGGGCCTGGGCCCTGGACTCTTTCTCGGCCTCGGTGTACAGCCTGCTGCCCTCGCTGGTCTCCAGCACCGCGGCCTCGGCCTTGGCGAGGGACACGTTGTGCTTGTCGGCGTAGTTCTTGGCCAGCTTCGCCAGCCTGCCCTCGGCCGAGTCCGGGCTGGCGTCACCACCGGCGCCCTTCGTCTCGAACGCCAGCTTCATAGCGGCGTTCTGCGCCTTGACGGACTCGTGGGCGGCCTTGCGCAGGTCGTCGTCCTCGATGGCGTCGATCTGCTTGAGGATCTGGGCGCGCACTTGCACCGTGCCCGGCAGGTACGGCAGCTCGGTCTCGGCGCGCTTCTCCAGCCGCTCCTGCTCGCGCTCGGCCTTGAGCACCTCGTGCTCCCCCGCGTTGTCGTCGGCCTGCTTGAGGGCCGCGATCACGGCCTCGCCGGCGGACTTGCGAATGGGGATCCCGGCCTTGGTCGTGTAGACGACGGGATCCTTGTCCTCAGCCGCCTTCTGGACTGCCTTGATTTCGGCCTGGCGGTCGTCTGCCGACTTCTCGAGAAACGCGTCCTGGGCGTCCGAGTCGTCTTCGAACTTGTCGAAGTGCGCCCGCTCGTCGGCGTTGAGCCCGAGAATCTTGGTGAGCCGGTCGACCTGCTTCTGCAGATTGTCGTCGCCGCCGTCGCCGCCGCCCTGCGTCCCGTCGTCTGCCATGGAGCCTTTCCCCTTCGTGGTGAGCGCGAGCAACGCGCTCGCCATCTCGGTGTCTTTGATCGTGTGGGTGTGCCCGGCGGTCATCGACAGCACGTATGAGCCGCTGGGGTCCTTGGCGATTGCGTGGGTGTGGCCGCTCTCGTCGTCCGGCCCCTGGGCGTAGGTGCACCAGATGTCAATGCGGCCGCTGCCGCTATAGCGCTGGATGGAGATTCCGTGCTGGTGCCCGTCCGTCTCGCTGGTGAGCAGCGCGGCCAGTTCCTTTTGGATCGGCTCGCCAGCCTTGGGCGTGGGCTGCTTGGGCGGAGCTTCCTTGTCGCGCCGCTTCATGATCGCGGCCTTGGCCGGCTTGTGCGCCGGGGCGCCGACGCCGCTCCACTCGCGGATTTCGAGGTCGTACAGCTCGCGCTTAGCCATCGTCGTCAACCTCGCGACGGCGGGCTACGCCACCCATCGAGAACCCCGTGAGCTCGCCGCTCTCGAACTTCGCCATCATCTCGGCGTCCGGCTTGAGCGCAACGAGGATGCCGTGCGTCTCGGATTCGATGCCGAGCGCCTTGGCGACGTCGGTCAACAGCGGGAACACAAACGGCACGGTGCCGCGCTTTTCGACCTCTCCGGACGCGCCGTCGCGGTGCTCCTCGCCGGCGATCTGCCAGTGTTCGACGAAGTTCAGCGCGCCCTTGAGCAGCTCGGCCTCGGACACATGCTCGTCGTGGGCGTCGAAGTAGCGGGCGCCCTTCTCCATGCTGACGGCCCCGAAGCCAAACACCAGGCCGAGCTTGGAATCGACCTTGGCTACTTTGCCCCGGATCTCGAAGGTGTCAGACAAGCAGCAACCCCGCGCGTGCTCTGCGCGGGGTCACGGGGCCGGGGAGGCGGCCACTGGTCCACGGGGCGCGGGCGCCGGGAGGCGCACGACTGAGCCAGCGATTCGGCTCTAGGCGGAGGATACCACGGCGAATCGGCGCGTGGGGCTATTCGGGTTCAGTGCGGCGAGCCGCATCACATGCGGATGATTCGACAGACCACGAGCGAGGCGAACGCTCCAGCCAGTCCCCCGGGCCGGTGGGCGATCAGTCCCACCGGCCCGGGGGCTGCCGTTTACCGCCGGCGCCGCTGCTCACGCAGGATGAGCACCAGCAGTCCAATCGGTACGGCGATGACGGCGAGCGCCAGCAAGCCGATCAGAAACTCGAGAGGTCCCAAGGCCACTAGGGGAACTTGATCTTTTCGCGGGCCAGACCGTTCCCCGTCTGCCACTTCTCGATCTTCACGGTGTCCGCGCCGGTGCAGCCAACGACCGGAAGGCATCGCTGGAATGTGGTTTGCACCCAGTCTTCGTGCTCCCAGTCCCCGACTTCGCCATCGTGGTCGTGGGTGGTGTTGACCATGCTGACGCCGATGCCCATGTCGTAGCCCCGGAACTTGAACCGCGGGTTCCGATGGGCGAGTTCGTCGCCGTCGTAGCAGAAGTTGGTCTTCGACTCCAGCTTCCAGTGAACCGTCCACCCATGCCCGCGTTGCGCCGTGACTTTGTGATCGCGGCAGCTATACGACGCCTGCGTGTCGGCCTGGGCTGCCTGCGTGGCCGCGGTCCCGTCCTTCGGGACGAAGACCTGGCCGTCCGCCGTGAAGACCACGGGGTCGGACAGCTCAACCGTCACGATGAACACAGGCTCGGCTTCAGTGGCAACTGGTGGCCCCTGCGCGCTGACCGTCGCGCTGGTGACCACACTCAGACAGGCCAAGAGGAGCACCGCCCCGAGACTGCGGCGACCAACACGACCCAAGCGTGTGAAGCGAGACATTGGTGTCTCCTTCCTCTGGGTGAGCTTCGTTGCTCACCTTCCGGCACCGTACTGCGGGCCTAGTGGGCTGTCAACAATTTTTGGACAGCTACGCAGCCGTCCATCTACGCTACGCGGCCAGGGCGGTCGGCGAAGTCGGAAACGTCTACGAGACCCCATTCTTCGGACGCGGTCGCCTCCCGCCGGCCGCCCTGCCTCATCGGCTTGGGGGCGCTACTCGCCGGGCGCCATGCTCCGCCTGTGGAAGTGGGGGGGGCCGGGCGGCTGGTCGAATTGAATGACCGCTCTGGACAAACAACAGCCACCCGACCCGGCGCAGAGGATAGCGGACTTACTCGGGACGCGCGTTGGTCGCCTTACACCGACTGCAGTTGATCTCCCAGGGGCGCGTCATCTTGATCGCCAGCACACGCCGGCAGCGCCAGCAGCGCGGTTTCTTGTCGGTGATGGGTCGCGGCGGTGCCTTGACGGTCATGCGGCTATGCCGGCCTCCGGGATCAGCGGCTCGGCGACGCAGCGGCACTGGATGCCCTGGCCGGGGTGACCGTCGGGCGCCGGCGGCTCGTCCCATCGCTGCGACGTGCCGTTCAGCACGGCGTGCTCCGGGCGCACGCGCTCGTCCTGCGCAGTGCGCCAAGTGTAGCCCTCGATGCCGAGCTGCTGATGTCGGGCCTGGGTGAGATTCCCGATGGCCTTGTTCGTCTGGTCGCGCGTGATGCGGCGCAGGTTGTAGCCCGCGCTCTTACCCTTCTCGCGCACGACGCGCTGCAGGTCCTCCTGGTTGAACGGCTCGGTGCTGAACGCCACGTCGATTTCCACGCGCAGGTCGTCCATCAGGCGCCTGGGCACCGTGTGGATCAGGTTCACGTTCTCGCGCCGCCACGCCTCCATGAGCGGGCGGATCGCATCGTCGTTGAGCACGACGGGCCGGATGTCGACGCCCAGCGCCGCGCGGAACGTCTGAATCAGCCTGCGGCGGTGATACCCCTGGATACGCCGCGCCTGCCGGTTGATCTCCCGCTCTACGAGGCCTATCGCTCGGCTGGTCACGATGGGCGTGGCATCGAGCGTGTCGATGGCGTCGGCGACGGCGACCGCGAGACTGAGACCACGCCGAATGCGATTGAGCAGTGGGCGCAGCAGCACGCGGCGGATCGCGCGCTCGTACTCCCGCTCGTCGCGCTGGCGCGGGTGAATGGGTTCGACGTCCGCCTTGGCGACGCGACGGGGTGACTTGGCGAGCCTGTCCGCGTAGCGCTCGACCATGAAGTCGATCTGGGCGCCCGTCAGCACGACTCCCCGCGGCGTCTCGGCCCCGCGGCGCTCGGCCTGTCCCTTGCGAGCGAGCAGGTCGGCGTTGCCCGACTCCAGGATGCGGCGGTAGCGGTCAACCGCCGCGGCGTGGACGATGTCGATCACGCCACGCCCACGAACATGCGTCGCGCCTCAGCGGCCGTCTCCCGGTCGCGGCGCGTCTTCGCTACGTGGCACACGTGGCACAGCCATTGCAGGTTCGCGATATCCCGCACGCGAAGTTCGACCTCGGGTCCGAGCGCCCAGCCGACCTCAAACGAGATTCGGTGGTCTAGCGCGTGCCCGACGTAGAGCGGCGGGAGCGTGAGATCGTACGGTCGTGAGCAGGTGACGCAGGGACCCGGCGGAATCAGGCGCCGGGTCTGGTTCTGATACACGGTGAGCCCGATCGCCGCGCTATACGCCGCCTTGCAGTATGGGTGCCACTTGCGGGCACGGCCCTCAAGCGGGGCTTCGCACCAAATGCAGGTCGCGCGCGTCGGCTCCTTCGTCCAGCCTGCGGTGAGCTTGAGCCGATCGCCCCTAATCAACCGCTCACCTTGCGGCGTGGGCAACAGCGGCTTCACATGCTGGATCAGGCCGCGCAACTGGCGCATGCGTTCGACATCCGTCCACACGATCACGCCACGCCCTTGGTGCGCCCGTAGCGGTCTAGCGGGACGAACGAACTCCGGTCGTCGGTGCCCGTCACCACCGGCTTCGACGGTGTCGTGCCAGACAACCACTGCCGAATCAGGGCAAGCGCCCGGGCATCGCCGACGCGACGGACCAGCCGATCAGTGCGCCGGCGCCGGAAGTAGCTCACCGCCTTCGGTCCGATGCGCTCGCTCTCGACATTCTCGTCGGTGCTATCGCCCACGAACAGCGTCGGCTCCTGGGTAACACGAGCGGCCAGCAGGATCGTTGCCTGTTCGATCTCGGGAGGGATGGTGTTGGTCGGCAGGGGATCGCCGTCGCGCTCTACCAGGCCCGAGCGCGGCCACGCGTTGACCTGCGCTGCCGATGTCTTCGTGCCCGCCCATTTCAGCGTGTCGAGGTGCCGCGTGGCGGCGATCAGGTTGCGGCCCTTGGCGTCGTCGTCCAGTGCGTCCCAGGTGGCCATGTACGCCGGATCCACCGCGAGATAGGCGTCGGCCTCAGACACCGACGCATAGCTCACGTACATCTGCCCGCCGATGGTGAGCATCGTGAGGCTCATTCGTCGTCGTCCTCCGGGTCAACGTCCACGTCGTCGTCGTCGGGATCGTCGTCCTCGGGGTCGCTCGCACCACGACCGGCGAGGGATCCAGGGTCGGGACGGGTCAGGCCCAGAAGATCGAGCAGCTCGAGGTACGCGGGATCCTCAGCCATCAGCGGTGCGCCAGCCACCGCCAAGTCGCGCAGCGCCGCCGCTGCCTGTTCGACGTCGACATAGCTGACCGCCTCGGTCTTGATCGTCGGCATCATCTCGACCGGCCAGCCATTGAGCCGCCAGAGCACCGGCAGCAGATCCTTCTCGGCCCCCTCGCGTATCTCGGTCAGCGAGCCGTCGACGAGCAGGTAGAACTGGTGCGTCTTGTCCTTGCTCAAGGCGTAGCTGCCGCCGTCCGACCCCAACAGCAGCTGCTCGACGCCGATGATGCGCGCGGCTTCGCGGTTGAGGCGCTCAATGGCCGCGGCGTTCGGTGCGAAGCTGGTCGCCGAACTCTGCAGCACCTCGACGCTCCACTTGTAGATGTTCGACGGTCGCTCGGCTTCATCGAGCGTCTGATACGTCGCGGACGGGAGCACGAGGGCAAGCTCAGGATTCTTGATGTGGTGCTGTGCGAACTCCCGGACGGGCTGGGTTGCCTCTGCCACGCTTTCGTCGGTAGCGCCCTCGGCTGCCTTCAGTTCGTCGATTGGGGCTCGGACAACCGGCACGCCGTGCAGGTCCATCTCGTAGCCGAATCCCTCGAGTTGCTCATAGCGCGCCAGGCGCTTGGCCGGCGCGACCAGCTGGCGAAATAGGCCGTAGCCCTCCGGGCTGTCGTCGAGCGAGTCGGTGACGAGGTACCACAGCTTTTGGCGCGGCAGGTAAATCTCATGATGGGTCTGCGGGCTCTGCTGCCACACGCCGAGCACGTCGCCCGTGTCGTCGGTGTCCCAACGCTCGATCGTGACCTGCGGCCGGCGGTCGATGCGGCGAAAGGTGATCAGCCCATCGTCGCGTCGGCCGGCCGTCCACTCCATCATGGAGAAGCCGTAGAACCGATGCATGGCCTGCGCCTTGACGGTGCGGACCCACGACTTCGCCGGGTCCTCCATCAGCATCGCCTCGGCCATCTCGGCGTAGTAGCCGTCAGCGTCGGCCTCTGCCGGCTCGAACGTCCATGCGGCCCCACCGATCAGGCCGAGGTAGTACTGGACGCCCGCGGCCACGACGGAGGTGTTGGAGAGGATCTCCGAATAGGTGCGATAGCGAGCATCGTGCGACGCAAGCTCAGGGCTCTTTTCGCGCGACTCGAGATAGCCGCCGTAGATGGTCGCGCCCGATACGCCAATGACCTGGGTTGGAGTGACGCGGCGCGTGCGTTGCCCGTAGGGTCTGGCGCGCTTGGTGGTGGCTAGGCCGGTACCTACGCCGCCGGTTGTCGCCTGAATCGCGCGGGCGTCAGCGCGCCTTCTGCGTGTGCGTCGCCGGCGGCTGCGCGTTCTTGACCGTGGGGAGGCCATACCCAAAGGGTACAGGATATGGTTCCCGTAGCGGACCCTTTACTTGTCGCGGCAGACTCAGTCAATCAGGCGAATAGAGCCGATCCCTGAGCCATTCGTAGAGTGCCCGCTGATCGTCGCGCCGCGCCTGCACGTTCAGCAGCTGCGGCGCCGTCATGCGAGTTGCACTGGGGAGACGATGGCCGGACAAAGTCCACGTCACGTCCCTGATCGATACAGCCATGTCGCGTCGATGTGACACGACATCTGGCTTGTCACGGTGCCAAAAAACAAGCTGTTCTCAATCGAGAAGCGCTTGATTTCGCCAGCCTCCATATCGCCGAGGAGCCTCCCCTTCCGAAGCTCACGCCTGCCCCCAGAAACCGCATCGAGTCCCCAATCAAGATCGTTGACCAGCTGGTCTCCAATGAAAGCCTGAACTCTCACTTTTTCTACGGACCTGGTCGCTCGGATGGTGCCTTCGACGGCGACGCTGTACGACCCGAGTCTTTCTTCGGCCGAACACTCCAGATCCCCGACCAATTCGACCGCGGGGCCTGAAGGCGTAGGCGTGGGCGTAGGCGCAGGCGTCGGCACCCGTGTGGGCTTAGGCGTGGGCGTGAGCGTGGCCGTTGGTTCCGGCGTGGGCTCAGGCGCGGGCGTAGGCATGGGCTCGGGCGTCGGCGCGGGCGTGGCCGTGAAATCAGGTCTCGGTACGCTCCCGACCGTAACGATGCTGCTGGAAGACTTTCCGGATGCAGAGTCAATGGCTAAGCGGTACTGGCCAGGCGAGGCCGGGTCATGAGGACACAGCCCGACGGTTTCTGTGCCAGGAACATCCGCCCAGGCGTGACCAGGACCTTCCCGGTACTGCCACTTCGTGCTGATGTTGGATAGGCTGACGTCGTTGAGGGTGAGCGTGCCAGAGACGAGCAGGCAGCCGAAAATGTTGGCATCCCCCCTGCCGACCCCCAATCTCCCCGAATCAGCATCGGCCACGGCCGAAAGACCCGAACTGGCAGCGTAGGGGTCTCGAGGTGGATCGGGCGTTGGGGTCGGGTCAGGCGCTGGAGTCGGCGACGCCGGAGGCGTTGGGGTTAGCGTCGGTGCCGGCGCTGGTGTAGGCATGGGCGTGGGCGTGAACGTGCTGGTGGCGAATTGCTCGAGTGCAGGAGTCGGGCTTGGGTCGCCCCCCAGCATGCCGCAAGCTACGGCCACTGGCAGAACTATCGCCCACACGGCCATGAGCGCAACACGTCTGCTTCGAGCGCTCACGTTCCATCCCATCCAGCCAACAGCCCGTCGGAAGCGGTGGTGGAGTATGCCAGATATCGCGCAGGACGGGTCGTTGAGCCCTGTTTCCACCCGGCTCGCAGCCCGTCCGCATGTCACGCCCCCCATCAGTTCGACCAACGGGTAAATGTCTTGCCAAGGGAAAACCAGCTGTCAGCAGCATCGACACCCCACCAATAGCTGTAGAAGCCGCTGCCCCGCCCCCAAGCCTCAGACAATCGGCGTCGCCGGCGCCGCTCGCCGCGCGTAGCGCATCAGCCGGTGGAACGCACGGCTGCTCGCGTCCACCTGGTCGGAATAGTCGGAGTTTGGGAATAGCGCCGCCTCGTCGATGAACACGCGATTCCACGTGCCGCGCACCAGCTTGACGTTGCCCGCCTCGACCTGGGCCGAAAGCGCGCCCGCGCGAAACTCCTTCGAGCCGGTTTCGAGCGACGACCGGACGTTGTAGCCCGCCAGCTTGCGCTTGAGATACGCGACCTGCGCCTTGCCCGCCTGGCCGGGGTCCTGCGGCAGATCGATGATGACGTGCGGGCCGTCGGCCTTAGCCGTCTCCAGAATCTTGTCCTCGATGGCGCGCGGTGTCCCCCGCACCCGCACCATGTGCTCGATGGCAAACTCGTCGCCGGCCAAGCGCATGAGGCTGCCGGCGGTGTAGGCAGATCCCGTTTCGATGCTGGCGGCCAAGTCCCAGCCGCGGACGCGCACGCCGGGCGATAGCGACGCGCGGGTGATGGGATCGCCCCACCACTTCGGGTCGAACATGCCGCCCTCGCGCGGGGACGGGCGTTGCTGCAGCTGGCCCGCCGCACCGTAGCTCCCCAGGCTGACTTCGAGCTTGCGGATGGCCGACTCGGAGAAGCGATTCAGCCACAGCAGCTCGCGGTCCTTCGTCCGCTGGTCACCGTCGAACACATGCGGGTGGTCGTGCTCGTAGCGCGCCGGCAGGCACACATGCACCCAGTCTTCGTCGGCCTTGTCGAGCACGTGTCCGGAGAGGTCCTGGTGATGCAGCCGCTGCATGATGATCACGTAGGCCCCGGCGTCGAGGTCGTTGAGGCGCGTCGACATCGACTCGTCCCACCATTCCAACACCGACTGCCGAATCGTCTCGCTGCTGGCGTCCACGGCATTGAGTGGGTCGTCCAGGATGATGATGTCACCGCCCTCGCCGGTCAGCGCGCCGCCGACCGAGGTCGCGACGCGATACCCGCCCTTGTTGTTCTCGAAGCGGATCTTGGTGTTCTGGTCGCTGGTGAGTTTGAAGCGATGGCCCCAGCGTTCCTGGTAGGTGGGGCTATCGATCAGGCGCCGGCACTTCACCGAGTCGCGCACGCTCAGCGTCTGGGCGTAGCTCGCGGACATGAACTTCACTTGGGGCCCGGCGAGCAGCCCGTAGTCGCGTCGGCGCTGGATCCAGGTCCACGCCGGCCACATCACGGCCACGATCAGGCTCTTGGTGTGGCGCGGCGGGATGTTGATCAGGAGGCGCTGAATCTCGCCGCGGGTAACCGCTTCGAGGTGCTCGCAGATCACGCCCAGGTGCCAGTTGTCACGAAACGGCGCCGGGTCCACGTAGCGCCACATCTGGCGGACGAACTCATGCAGGCTGCGCTCGGCCAGCTCCTGCTCGATCCACTCGGGATTCTCTAGCAGGGTGCGGACGGTGGGTGAGAGCCGGACGGCCGGCACGTCTATCCCTGGGCTGGCTGGGCGGCTGCCTCTGAGATGTCCACGAGCTTGAGCCCGTAGTCGTTGACGCCCTTCGGGATCTCGAGGTCGGGCTTCCGTCGGAGCCTGGGCCTGCGCCCGAAGTGCTTGGTGTAGTCGATGAAGTGGTGTGGACGTCCGAAGCGCCGCATCAGGCGCGCGTAGCGCGGGTGCTCGCGTACGAGCATCTCGGACTTGGGCGCCGTGCCTTCCTTGTACAGCTCGTCGGTATTCCCGCCCTTCATCACCTGCGTGGCGACCTTGTCCTGCAGCACGTGATAGAACAGCACCGTGCACCAGCCGTTCGAGAGCAGATCCAGCGACAGGATCGTGTCCTCGTTATACCGCCCACGCCACCGAAACGGCAGGTCGTTTCGAATCAGGTTGCACGAGTAGATCCGCGTGTTCAAAACGAACGGGTAGCGGTGGGGCGTCCGCGGCGAGACGAACATCTTGTAGTGCGGCCCGGCCATGCCGACGTTCTCGTATCGCAGCACGAAGTCCTCGCACGAGCGCAGCAGCGTGCCGTCGCCGCAGTAGAACCGATGGCTGTTGTTGAAGCGGAAGAACGATCGGAGATTGTCGTCCATGCACCAGTGCCACTCGTGCCCCTCGGCGAGTGCGTGGTCCCAGGCGAAATTGCGGGCCGGACCGGAGCCTGGGGACTTGGCGTCTCCGAGGTCGTCGCACGTCTCGTAGGCTCGCTGGTATGCCGGATCGAGTATGAGTGGTCGCTCGTCGCCCAAAACTCGCGCATACGACTGTTGTTCACTCTCCTCGACGATCACGCGGTAAGGCACTCCCATCCGGTCCAGCGCCTTCATCGTCAAACGACTGTCCCAGCGTCCCTTGCTGACGATGTAGATCGGGAATTGCGGGTTCACTCGTCCGTCTCGGGTTCGCCGTCCACCGGCTCGCCGTCCTGCTGATAGCGCAGGTGCGCCACGCGCCGGCGGGGGCGCGCGGGATAGTGCAAGTAGCGCGCCGAGTTGCTGAGTTCAATGCCCAGCTTGTCCACGAAGTCGTCCACCGCGGCCTCGTCCTTGAAGTGGACCATGACCTTGCGATAGGACACGTCCCCTGGGTTGTCGAACTCGGGCATGTCGTCCCACTCGGCGGCGCGGTCTGGCAGCGGCAGGTTGTCCGCATTGAGGTCCTCGAACAGCGCCGCCAGCTCCGCGCTTGTCGAGCTTTCGAGATCGGCGAGCAGCGATTCCAGCGCCCCTTCGTCCGACTCGGCCATCGCGGCCAGCGGGTCCAGCGTGGCGAGCATCTGTCCGGCCTCGGTTTCGTCCAGGTCGGTGATCAGCACCGGCACCATCTGGTCGGCGTCGAGATCCGCGCGCAGATGCCCGTCGATCAGTACCAGCCCGTCGTCCGTCTCTCGGGCGATCACCGCGTCGGCATACCCGATTTCGTCCAGCACGGCTTGCAGGGCGCGGCGCTGCTCGCGTGGGTGTCGTCGCCAGTTGCGCGGGTCGGCGAGCAGATCGCCGGCGCGGACCTGGCGTAGCTCCTGGATGCGGTTGCGGACGGTCACGCGTCGGGCGCAATCGCGATGGTGACGTCCTTGCCCTGAAGGATCGCCTGGACGACCTTGGGATCCAGCTTGGTAAGCGCCCGCAGCGCCTGCAGCTCGTCGGCAGACAGCGCCGACAGGTCGGGCTTGGAATCGACTTCCACCTTGCCGCTGTGAGCGAGCTTCTGCGGCGCGTCCAGGCCGAGCAGCTTGGCTTGGCGATCGAGGATGCGCACCAGAGTCTGGTCAATCGCATTGAGCGTCACACGGCCATCGATATCGCCGACGATATCGATATTGAGCTTTGCATCGCGCGCCAGCGCAAACAACAGATCGCGCAGCGGCACCTGATTGACAACGACAGTATAGGTGTCCTCAGGACGCTGTGGTTCAGGCGCGGGTAAATACGGCGCGCTTGTGACAGGCTCAGGAATGGACGCCACTGGCTCGGCTGGTGCGGTGTCTTCCTGTGCCAGGGTATCGCTGTAGAGATGGCCTTGTGAGGGTTCGATGGGGTTGGGCGTGCGGTTGGCACAGGCTGCCGAAAGCAACAGTGCAATCCCCAGGCTGATGCCGCTGATGGAGCGTAAAAGCATGAAAATTTGTCTACCCTGCAATTTCTGTTTTTAAGCTGCGCACTGTGCGCACAAAAGGTCGCCAGCGTTGGAGTTTTTCGGGCAGTGCTTGCACGGCCTGCTAGGCGGTGTCAAGACTCGCATACTGATTGTACAGTACCGCCAGTTTGATCGAGCCTTCGACTTCCGTTTCGTAGACATAGACTTTATCCAAGTCTATATCAGAGGGTAATTTTTCAATAAATTCTGAAAGTTTGCTGGCAGAACGTCGATCAACAGTCAGCAACTGGATGCTGAACTTCTTGTCGCTTTCGCGCCAAAAGTATTCGCGGGTGGTTTTCATGCGCGCCAGTATTGCCGAATCGTAGAACGAACTCCCGGACGTGGCCGCCGCCACGACCGGTTCAGGCGCGACAACCGGCTCGGTATTGCTGGCACCTGCGCGGC